AGTAGGAGCAGGTGGCGGAGGGGGCGGGGGAGGGGCGGACTGTTTGCCACCACCAATTATCGAACTGACAACATTGCCCATAGCAGGCTCCTTCTGAAAGTTACCGCAACATATCACCCAAACATCGGATAGTCAATATCCTGTGCGACAGGCGTGCGCCTGCCACTGCGTCTTGATGTAAGTATATCATTTCTCGCCACAGGGCGAGCGAATGTCTGTATCAACGCCTCGGCCATGTCTGGAGATGACAGACCACGCTTACGCATGTCCTCCTTAGTCTCCAGCATCAGCTTACCGCTGACCGGGTGCCAGTCGTACTGCGGCGCTCTCAGGTCAGAAATCAAGTCCTTGTCATCTGGCAAGCACCCTGTCTCGATCCACTCCTTCAGCCGCGCCCACAACTCCACGCGCTTGTTAATGTACTTGTCCTTGTCGTCCGGGCTGCTGCCGGCCTGTACCTCAATGACCTTGAATCGCATTGCCTTGAGCGCATCGACCACACCGCCGCCCACTCCACCACCATCAACAAAGATCGCCGCCGGGTTATACTCAGCCGCAGCCTCGGCCACCTCGCGTGCCAACTGCTGCGTGTCCAGCTTACGGAACACCCGCCACGGGATAGACCGAGCGTCCCTCCCTCGACGGAACGCGATCACTGATCTATCCTCACCGAACCGCGCCACATCCACCCCCATCAGCAGAGGTGCGCCGTGGTCAGGCTCCACGGTTCTCTCAACAGCGTCAGTGATATGACCATGCTGCATAAACTGCCTTGCACCCGTCTGAGGGAACTGACCATAGACCTCCACCCGTGCCTCGTCCGAGTCCTCACCAAACTGCCGGATAATGTTGTCGAACGCCGAGTGGCTGATACCCTCTACTGATCGACTGTCAATCGACCGCGTGCGCCAATAATCCCGCTTCTTGTTGAAACACTCGAAGAACGCACCGTCTGGTTTCCGTGGGTTACTGAATGCAAACCAAAACCGATCCACGATGTTCTCGGTGAAGACCCCCTCTTGTACGGTCCAGATCGGGTCAGGGATACCACTCGCCTCATCAAAGATCGCCATCTCACCATCGAAGTTGTGCGCTCCTGCGAACGCATCCGGGTTCTCTTCCGACCACAGTTGCCCACTGGCGTAGTAATACCTCGTACTCTTCTGTAGTCCTTCCGGTGACTCAATAAACTCCTTGAACCACTTCTTCGGCTGGATCGACATTGCATTGACATCAAAGAAGTCAGCGTTGATCCCTCGTGCCACCCACTTCGCAATCTCAGGGAACGTCTTAGTCTGCAACTGCGGCGCACCGTTCGCAGCCACCCATACGCTGCCACCGATCCTGGTGGAGATGAACCAGTGGGCCAGCATCCCCACCAGTGCCGACTTTCCCGGTCCTCGACCACTTGCTATCGCATATCGAAAGAAGTCCGGCAACATCCCCAAGGTCTTCTGCATACCGATCCCCTCGACCAAGTACGCCTCCACCTCCCCCATGACCTCCTTCTGCCATGCTCGCGGACCCTTGAACTGCTTCAACTCCCCCTCACCCCACGGGTACGCCCACAGTGCGAACTTGTACGGACTGAGGTAAAAGTCCTTACTGAGCATCCTCTCCAGAACCAATGAGTGCGCCTCGGTCATCCCCAACTGTGAATTCGCCATCTATTACTTCTCCAAGGAGTTGTCGTTCCCGCTTCTCAAGGATCATCCTGATATTTGTCGTCTTGTTCTCGGTGATCTCAACCTGCTTACTGTCACCATATCGTCGTCTGTTCAAGCAACTGGCTATCCATTTGCGATGCTGCAACCTCAATGCCGTCCGCTGCACATCCTCCAGCGAATCCACACCATCGGCAATCCGCAGCATGTCATCCACCAAAGCGTCAGCAAACAACTCCTGCGCCGATTCATACCGGGATTTTCTGGTCGGGTCTTTGTAAATCCATGCGCGGAACTTCGCAATGTCCGTCGCAGTATGGTACTCGTTGATGATGTCAGGCAAAGGCGTACCAGCAGCGAGTCGTTCCATTGCGTGCTCGAACAATGTCTCATAGAACTGATTGGTGAGTTCTTTCGCCACGCTGGTAACCATGCGCTTATCCATAGGAACATCTGGCGTCGGAATGAGCCAGTCAGGAACTGTGATAACTGCGCCCGTGATTTCATTAGTTTGCATAAGTGAATCGTACCATAACGCGATAAGGATGGAATTGAAAGATGCTTAATTGAGTCAAAAGGGACACTTGTCACAACTTGCTTGAGTGGAGTAAGAGAATCTCTTATAAAAGAATCTCTTAGAAAAAATAAAAATTTGGCTTGTGGTTGTACCCAAGGAAACACACGCGCCACCATTCCCGCTCCCCCACCCCCGGTACTCCCCCGTCCGCGATTCAGCGCACCATGACAGCAGCATGGGGCAGGGCAAGCCATGGTGACACGATCCATAAGAGAATCATTGATCGATGGTGCAATCAGGTCAGAATGAGAACATGTGCCAACTGTGCCAGAGTGACACGATCCATAAGAGAATCATTGATCGATGAGGTAAAAGAATGTCAGAATCTTGTCATGTGCCAGATGTTCCTTTCCCTGTGTATCATGCCAATTTTGATATATATTATAGATTCTCTTATAAAAGAATCTCTGCGTTTATCGCGATACGTGGAAAATCCTTTCCCCCATTCTCAGGAACATCTGGCACATGACAACAATCTGACAACAATATACAATTGCGTCATGACAACTATTGAAGGAAACAATCATGAAATGGAATTTTGCAACAATCATGGAAGAAGCAGCAAAGTATCAAACACGCACACAATTCGCCAATGGTTCAATTGGTGCATACCGTGCAGCATTACGATCTGGCATGATCGAAGCGCTGTTTCCGATTGAGCATGTAGTGATCGAACGGATAAAGCCTGTATCAGTCCGCAAAGTGACGCACTACGTGAATAAGCCATCGTTCGACAAGAAAGCAATCAATGCCGACGTGGAATGGATCATGAACGATCCAGATTGGCACGATCTGCAATATCGTGCCGCATCAGACTACACAGGCGAAGCGCTTACGTACTATTGGCAAAGGATCAACCATAAGAAAAAGTCTTATGGATCGAGCCAGAACCATCAGAACATCTGATTAGACTTTCTTTAATCAGCCGCTATCATTGGTCCCGTAGTAAGAAACTTTCTAATCACTCTAGTGGGGCTAGATCATGACCGCAAAACATTTTTACAACCTGGCCGCGCACGAAGGCTTCTTTGAAGCTGCACGAATGGCGCGATACCTTGGAGTCACACTGGCGCAGGTTCAATTGTGGATTCGCCTGTTACACCGCGACACGGTGAAGGCATGGCAAGCTCGTAACTCACTCTAATAAGGGGAAACGATTATGACAAAGCACATTTTTTACATTGAAGTAACTGACACATTTGGCGGCGAGCTTAACTATTGTTGGATTCGTCGTTACGCTGTGGAAGCAGCGACCGAGCGAGGCGCGATGCGTGTCGTTGGCAATCACGAAGGGTTCAACCTTCGCAACGATGGATGGAAATGGAATTTCATCGGCGCGTGCATCGCTGCGTATGTAGTAGATGATGAAATTCCGTACGAACTAGAACGCTTCATCAAACTCAATTTCTGAAAGGGGCTAGATCATGGAACGAATCACAATCAAGCATCTTGACGCGTTAGTTGCTCGCCTTAACTATCTGACAAACAGCCCGATGAAGCCATATGAAAAAGGCGAAGATGGCCGCATTCATGCTCAAATCGGCAACTATCACATTTCGCAAGCGTATGGCGGCGTGTGCCTGCACCGCATGCACAATGATGGCGGCGGCGTGACTACACCATTGTCCGGCGGACATATTCCGAAACGCGAGCTTTACGAACAGATGCACGCGTTCATCCGTGGCATTGAACTTGGAAAAGGGGCTTAGATCATGTCCACACTATTTGACGGCGACACAATCACGATTAATGGGCGCGCCTACCGCGTTAATTTTGAACAATATCAATACAGTAACGCGCCGTGGGAAGAGTGCGATGGTCACGGACCAGTACGCAAATCAAGCAAACCGCACCGCGACGGCTACAGCGACAAAGCCCCTGGCGAGCGCCCTCTAAACAGCGCAGGACGAAATGAGTATCAGTTTTACTACAACTGGGTGGAAGCCATGCGAATCGCAAAACGTGAAGGATGGAATGCTGCGCCCTACGATGCACCGAATAAAGTCCTTCGTGCAGTGCAGGCGAACTTTGACTACTTGCGCGGATGGGTTAATAGCGAATGGGGGTATCTGATTGTCACGGTTACAGACCTAGAAACAGGGCAATACGAGTGCCTTGGCGGTGTCGAGAGCCTTGGCGAATGCGCCCGCGAATGCGCCCGCGAGATGGCGCAAAACATGGCGCACGAATACGCCATAGCCAATCGTTTTGCCGATGCTATGGCCTGCGGGGTGTAACCATGGCAAACAGACTAGCACGCGACATTCTCGGCCAAGTAAAACGCGCCATCCGCGAACCTTACGCTTGGCCCGGGGGTTATCCGGTTTATATCGTAATGGCGGACGGGGAGCTACTTTGCCCTGAGTGCGCTAAACAAAACTTCCGGCAAATTGTGGCCGACACGAACTCACGCTGGAATAACAACTGGCGTGCAGCAGGCGCGGACGTCAAATGGGAAGGACCGGACGAACAATGCTGCCACTGTAACAAGGCGCTACCGTCCGCGTATGGTGGCGAAGATGAATAAATACCCCATGCCTTATAAAGCCCTTGCCCTTGACTTCCTAGCCTATGCTCTAACGCTCGGCCTCGCCGCTTGGTTTGTTTTTCTTATTCTTGAAAGGATTTAACCATGCAACTATCGGAAGATAGATTCTATAAAGGGCAGTTTAATTTCAAGCGCTGCGCCAATGGCCCGCTAGAATCAACCCCTATTTATAGTTATGAATCGAAGGATAAACTTTATGACGTTGTTTTTATTGGTGATTCTATGGGGTGCCGCATAAACGGTGCATGGGTTACACCCAACCAATACCATAACGCCATTATTTCTCATTTCAATCTGACATAACAAGGATTTAATCATGCTATCTATCAATTCCCCCCTGTCCGAGCGCCTCAACTATGCCCCCGCTGAAGTATCGCCCGATGAACTACACGATGCCGCGTTAGAGCTTGAGGCGTGGCGTAAAACCGCCGATGATCCTGCACACGTTGAAGAAATGGTGCAAGAGTTGGAAGATTTAAGGCAACAAGTGGAAGATTTGCAAGGGCGCGAGCTTCTACACTGGTCTAGCTCATCGGGTCGGATCGAGCTACAAATCACACGCGAGCAGGCCCGTAGCGCGGCGCATGGTGGGCAATGCGATAACGACGTAAAAGCCTTGTCTCAAAACCCCATGATAGCGGGCCAGTTGTCCGTATTGGCCCCTGAAATGGTCTCTAATGAGTTGCGCGATTACGGCGCATGGGACGCTGAAGAGTTGGCCGACCATGAGCAAAACTTGCAACGGCTTTTGTGGTGCGCGTGCGGTGATCTTAACGAGATGGAGGACTAGATCATGGGTGCCATCCTAGCCCTTGCAATGGTCGCCATTGCTATCATCTGGCGGGCCTGATAGACTTCTAACCGTTCCCTCCGATGGCCGCGCCCTGCGGCACTTAACCCGCCAGTAAGCTAACCCTGGCGGGTTCTTTTTTGGCCTAACCTAGCGCCTCTCATCCCCTGCTGAATCGGTGCCGGTCTCCCCTTGTCCGCGACCGTACAGGGCTACCCGGACCATTTTTCAACCCTAACATGGGTGAGTGCGTGAAAAATTCACCAGCGTACCGCACGGCGCGCATGGTGCCGACCATCAGCAACCCATCGATCAACCCTAACATGGGTGGGCGATTTGCCGGAGTCGTTTGCAGCGACACTCACGCAAAAAGAAACGGCACCCGAAGATGCCGTTTTGAACTTAACATGGGTGAGCGATTTACTCGGACTCTTTTTGATCTGGATCAAATCCAAGGACATGACGAGGTTGAGAATAGGTTCTGCCGCACCTTTCAACCGTGGCAATCATCCGGTCTTTTACCGCCTGCTTCGCGTGGATCACGCGCTTGCGATAGTCCGTATAAAGGGTGGCGACATGAGGATTTATGGCCCACGTTGCGCCATTGCGCCGTTCCTCCATAAGACTCAACCAGTTGGCAGCTACAAGTTGATCCATGACAACTCTCAAGTCATTATCAACCTGCTGCTGGTTTGATCCCTCGGGAATCTGACGTTTTGCTGATCGGCGCAGGTCTGAAAGAGTGATTGTTGGCTTTTCTCCCGCAAGGTGGATCACATGGTCAATAATCCATTGTTCAAGGGCGTTTTCCTCATTGGCGAAGGCGTACCGCAGGGACGGGATGAATAAGCGCTTGGTGACTTCAATGGCTGACTGCATGGTGGCAGCGGTGACATTTTGCTCATAGGGGTTGTTGATGAGGTGGAACACAAGCGCTAGTCGCCCACAAGTCCCCTCGATCTTTCCAAGGGCTGTCATATACACCCCATTGGTCTTGAGCAGGCGTTCATCGTCGCGCAAGGCCAGATACCAATCTTGGAACTGATCGAACAACTCGTATGCACCAGGTGAGAGGTGATAAGTTTTACCGGGGAGAGCATAAAGTTTGCGAATGAGTTGATCGTACTCTTCTTCGCAGGTCATGAACTCAGGGATCACCTGGGGTTTTACTGTTTTATCGCCTCTTATTGTGATCGGGATAAAACGTTGCAACAGACCATCACTGGACATCTTGGCAACTTGCTGGTGGAAGATTTTGGGTTGAATATTTCCATAGATAGACAGGGCGAGGTTTTCCGCTGAGATCGTGCCAGCGGTAACGCGGTCCATCGTGTAAGGGTTTGACTCATATCCTGCGATCCAGCACCCGCGATCATCACCAGACCGAGGGTCGTTGATTCGATTGACCCAGTTGCCCATCTCATCAAGATGGAGCAGGAAGCCACGGGGTCTGCCTTGTGCCAGATGGACCAGTTTCTGACTGGTGGCGTCATTGATAACCAATCGGGTGTTTTTTGGCTCGTCAGGCAGTATGGGGACCACTGGCATGGCGGTGTTACCAATGGCGGCATCAGCGCTTGCCATGTGCTCAAACAGATTCTTTTTCGCTGCTGCGTATGCCGCTTCCTTGGCTGACCACATCAGATGTTCGGCTTTGAATCGGTCAATGTCTTCCAGTTCCAAGCGTTGCAGGATGGACAGCATGGGCTTCGCACCGGGTGACTTCTTGTCTGACGGGTCACCAATGGTCATCAGCCAGAGGATCGGCGGCACCTGATAACCTGGCATCAGTTCAAGACGGGATCGGGCATCAACAGCCGCACAGACTGCACCAATACCTGCCATGAGAGGAACAATCGGATCACATCCTCGTGTGGTGCCTACTTCTATCGCCCGACGAGCCAGAAGCTCGGGGAACAGGCTCAGATCAACCTCGGGCGGTTGCAGACGCATGGTCAGCAGGTCGATCACCTGATTAGGGTTTTGTGGCGTGATGGGTGAGAAGAGGTGATGCACATCAGGCATGGGGCGTTTCCATCCGCGCTCGGTGGCGAGGTGGAACAGTGAGCCGATCTTGATCCCCTCGGGGTCTGGTTTGAACGAGCGCCAGCAGGCATTGATGTCGTTCGGTCCCTTGTACTTCATGGGGGACATGGACGACCACTCGTCCCATGTGGCAAGGGCATCAGGATGTTCGGTGCTGTGGAGCGCCATACCCACGGTTACCCACTCGTCGCGGGAGCAGTCGGGACTGATATGACTGAGTGCCGCCCTGATGTCGTTCCATGATGCGTCGATATCTTCGGTGCGGATGACGCGCTTGGTATCCTGATGGAGCATGGACTGCCATAACGCCATAAGCGAATCGGGGATCAAGGGGAGGCGCTGCCAGTGACCTTTACCACCCCACGAGTACGGTTGAAGCGTTTCAGGATGGATCGATGGGGGCAGAACATCCTGTACAGTCAGCCCGTTAGAGGCAGCGCAGCGCAGTTCGTATGTGACCTTATTGACCCCATCCACAGGGACAGTGATCTTCTTGGAGGGGAGAGCAAGACCGAAAGGCATTGCATAGAGCAGTTTCCCGTGTCCTGACTTGCCACTGTTGATCGTCACCGCATCGGGTGCGTCAAACAACTCCGCCAGATTGATACCATGTGCTGCCAACTGGATCAGCGCTTCGTTGTAGTCGTCAATATCAAGCGCCATCGTGCCACTATAGGCATGGGCCAGTCCGACACCGTACCCGGCAGGGATCATATTGGGGTCGGTAATGGTGTTCTCTCGTATGTTCCATCCTGAGTTCCTTGGTCCCTTGGTGCCGTTGGGGATCGGGACGAGGTGCCAACCCATGCGGATATAGGGGTCGAAACTCACAGGTAGCGTCGAGACTTGTGGTACGGCAGTCATGGTGATCCTTCCTGAAAATTATTTTGCGAGGTGCTATTGACAAGTGTAAAACAAGCGCATAACATTTGCAACACTTCATCAACAAATAGGAGAAATTTTGTGGCAACGAAGAAAACGAAGGATCAGGCGGTGACGGTTCGGCTGTCTCCCGACACCCGCAGGATGTTTATCAACAAGGCAGCGAAGTATGGCGGCACCTCGTATGTTCTCAGGGAACTCGTTCTTGCTTTTAACGAGAACCGTGTGGAAATGGCAGCACCTATCAATCCTCTTTTTACTAAGGAAATTAAAAATGAAATCTGAAATCCTCGTTATTGCTGAAGCAATCCTCGCTAACACTCAAGTTCTCAAGATGCTAGTGGAGAAACTTCCTGCGGCCGCTCAAGCTGAAGTGGCAAAGGTTGTTAATCCTACTCCTGCTGCTACTGTGGTGGCAACTGTCCCCGCTGCCGAGTCCCCTGTAACCGTTCCTGTTGCTGCTCCGGCCCCTGTGGTGGCTGCTCCGGTTCCCACCCCTACCCCGGCCCCTGTGGTGGCCGATCCTGTTCCGGTTGTCACGCCTGCTCCTACTGCTGGTGCCGCACCATTTACGGATCAGAAGGGACTGGTCGAGTACATCATGGCAGCATATAAGACCCTGGGACCGATCAAGGGTGCCACGATCCAAGGGGTGCTGAACGAATTGGGATTGGCGAACATCAACGATGTCAAACCCGAGTTGTATGCTGCCCTTTACGCTGGTGTTGAGAAACTGAAGGCGTCGGCATGACCACTCACTCCAATCTATCCCCTTCCAAGCGGCACCGTTGGTCGGCATGTCCCGGCAGTATCCGTGAGGAAGCGAAGTACCCCGAGGATCGCAGCGGTGCCGCAGCAGTAGATGGTACGCATACGCATACGCTGCTCAACAAGTGCCTGATGGAGCAGAAGAGTCCATCCGAGTACATTGGGCAGACTCTCAAGGACGATGATGGTGAGTTCATGGTGAGTGCTGATCGTGCCGAGCGTGTCCAGTTTGCGCTTGATTACATCAGCACCCGTCAGGTTGAGATGGGGTTTCCCGAGTGGCACTCGGAAATTCGTGTCGATCCTGCTCGCATCTTCAAGCGTAACGACTTGTCAGGTACGGTCGATGTCCTGTTGATCGGTGAAGACGAAGTTGAACTGATTGACTACAAGGACGGCATGAGTCCCGTTGAGGCTGATGACAATCCACAACTGGACCAATACGGGTTCGGGGTCATTGCTCGCATCGCTGACGACAACTTGAAGGTCAAGCAGAAGACCATGCGCTTCACCATCATTCAGCCGAAACTGCGTGAGCGTGGTATGAAAGGCATTGTCACCTACAGCAAACCCATGATGGAGTTCCTGATGGGTGAGAAGCGTCTTGCTGACCAAGCTGCTGCTACCGATGCACCTGATGCTCCGGTAATCCCCGGTGACGAGCAGTGTAAGTATTGCAAGCACAAGGGAGCCTGTAGCGCTATGGCTGGCAAGGTGATGGAGGCATCGGGGATCACGTTTGAGAACCTTGATGTCGCCAAGCAAGCCGCTGAGAAACAGCCGAACACCATGAGTGATGAGCAGATCAGGGAGATTCTGGAAGCTGCCCCCCTGATTCGTCAAATGCTGGAAGGTGTTGAGGTTGAAGCCCTGCGTCGTTTCGAGGCGGGGCATGAGATTGATGGTCTGAAGTGTGTCCGTGGTCGCGGTAGTCGATCGTGGGCATTCGATGACGAGCAGATGGCAGAGAAGTTGAAGAAGTTCGGGTTACCCAAGGATGCGATTTGGGAAACCAAGTTGATTAGTCCCGCGAAAGCCGAGAAGGTCCGCTGGAAGAAGCGGGACGGTTCCGAGCATCAACTGAACGATAAGCAACTTGCTATGCTGAAGTCGGAATACATGAAAAAGTCTGATGGTAAATTGACCGTTGTTGCTGCATCAGATGATCGTCCGGCTGTTACAATCAGTGCTGCATCGATGTTTGGTGCTGTTGCTGACCTCCCTGATTTTCTTAAACCACTCTGAAGGAGATTCAAAATGTCTGATGTTATTTTTCTGTCCAATGTTCGCCTCTCGTTCCCCCATCTGGTCGAACCCCACGCCTCCCCGATGAACCCGAATGCTCCCAAAAAGTATTCGGCTGACTTCATCATGACGCAGGACAACCCCGGCTTTGCTCAGTTCATGCAGCGTTACTCGGTGCTGGCGGCTGAGAAGTGGGGAACCAATGCCCAAACCGTGATGCAGATGATCCAAGCGGATCGCAAGTTGCGCTGCTATGGTTCGGGTGCCGAGAAGGTGGATAAGAAGTCGTTCAAGCCGTACTCGGGTTACGAAGGCATGGTGTTCATCAGTGCCAACAAGGATCAGATGCCGCAGATGATCCAAGCAGACGGTAAGCCTACCGAGATGGGTAACACGCTGGCTTATCAGGCGCTGGCCCGCAAGATGTACGGCGGGTGCTACGTCAATGCTGCCATCAAACCGTGGATTCAGGAGAACAACTTTGGTCGTGGTATCCGTTGCGACCTCGTTGCTGTCCAGTTCGCTGCCGATGGTGAGCCGTTCGGTGAAGGTGCTGCTGACGTATCCGGTATGTTCGGTGCTGTTGCTGCTCCGATGGCGGCTCCCGCTGCTCCCGGTGTGCCGATGCCCACGGCACCATTCCCGTCCTTCATGACGCCTCAGTAACAAGGACTCGGGGGAGCAATCCCCCGATTTAATTCCATGTGTGAAACATGCCGCTTCTGCCGCAAGAAACTCACGTTTCTCGGCTTCAGGGACTGGTGCGTTCGTTACCGTCAGTACCGCACGATTAAGTGTATCGACTGGATCAAGAAGTGATGTCTAAAGGATATAAACACGGGTTGAGATATACCCCTGAGTATCGTGTATGGATAGGAATGAGACAACGCTGTCTAAATCCTAGCGGTCATAATGTTTATTACTATGACAAGATAACGATATGTGAAGCGTGGGACGATCCTGTACAGTTTGTAAAAGATATGGGTGAGCGACCAACTGAGAACCATCAACTTGACAGGATCGACAATACCAAGGGATATTCCCCTGAAAACTGTAGGTGGGTAGATAAGACATCTCAGATGCAAAACACCCGCATAGCTAAATGGTGGGTCGTATATGGTATTCGATACCCAAGTCTTAGCGTGGCAGCGAAAGCCGTAGGGGTAACAACAAATCGAATAAAAGCGTGGTGTGAAGGTCGTACCGATGGTGGTTACACGTACCCTCCGAAAACTAACTGTTGGTCGGAGAAGAAGTATGCCATTTGATATTATTTACGACCTTGAAACGTATAAAAATGTGTTCACTCTGTCAGCGGTACATGCCGTCTATGACATTCAGTGGCAGTTTGAGATTAGCGACTACCGCAACGACAGTCGTCAGATCATTGAATGGTGTCAGTGGATAGCTGAACAGGGTGGCCGAATGGTCGGGTTCAACAACGTGGGCTTCGACTACCCCGTGCTGCACATGCTGATAGCTATGGGTAAGGGTGATGCGGCTACGCTGTACGAGAAGGCGATGCAGATCATTCAGACTGAAGAGAAGTTTGCTCATCTGGTGTTCCCGTCGAACCGCTACGTCGATCAGCTTGACCTCTACAAGATTCACCACTTCGACAACAAGGCGCGTACCACCTCGCTCAAGGCGCTTGAGTTCAACATGCGGATGGACAACATCAGTGATCTTCCGTTCCCGGTAGGGACCATGTTGAACCGTGAGCAGATCAAAGCGCTCCACGAGTACAACATGCACGATGTTCGTGCTACGAAGTTGTTCTATGAAGCATCATTGGAGCAGATCAGGTTCAGGGAGGAACTTGTACCAACATTGGGCGAAGATGTGATGAATGCCAACGATGTGAAGATTGGTACATTGATCTTTCAAAAAGAGTTGGAGAAAGCCGGTGTTCAATGTTATGAATACGGTAGCAATGGTCGCCAGCCTAAACAGACACCGAGAGATCGTCTGGTCTTACGAGATGCAATCCTCCCTTGGATTGAACTGGAAACGCCGGGGTTCAAACGCATCCTTGACCATCTCAGATCACAAGTCATCAGGGAAACCAAAGGGGTGTTTGATGGGCTTGTCGCGCATGAGTACGGATTGGATTTTGTATTCGGCACAGGGGGCATTCATGCTGCTGTCGAGAACGAGTCGTTTATCGCTAGGGGTGACATGCTTATCGAGTCGCGTGACGTATCGAGTTACTACCCGAATCTAGCCATCACCAATCGGTTCTACCCTGAACATTTAGGCGAGAAGTTCTGCGACATCTATCAGGACTTATATCATCGGCGCAAAGGTTTCCCGAAAGGGACTGCGATGAATGCCGCTTACAAGCTGGCGCTGAACGGCACTTACGGTAAAGCGGGTGACAAGTTCAGCGTGTTCTACGACCTGTTGTTTCTGTTGAAAATCACACTGAATGGGCAGTTACTGCTGTGCCTACTTGCTGAGAATTTGGCAAAGATACCCACGCTGCGACTAATCATGCTCAACACAGATGGCCTTGAATACACCATCCATCCTGACTACGTGGGACAAGCAAACAAGGTCTGCGAGTGGTGGCAGCAACTAACCAAACTGGAACTTGAGAGTGCCAGATACAGCAAGTTGTTCATACTGAATGTGAATAATTACCTTGGGGAGATGGTATGACGCACGACGAACTGAAGATACTGTTTGAATACAACCCTGAGTCTGGCGAATTTATCAGGAAGGTGATCTACCATCGTCAGGCAGGCACGGTCGGTTGCAATAGGGTCATAACCTCAACCAACTTACACGGATACCATACGGTAGGTATCAGAGGAAAGGTTCATTTAGTTCATAGACTGGTTTGGTTGTATATGACAGGTAATGAACCGGACGGGCAGATAGACCATATTGACGGCAATAAGCAGAACAACAGATGGTCGAATTTAAGAGTAGTTTCGTCTGTAGATAACTCTCGCAACAGGGGTGTCCGTAAAGACAACGTATCAGGCGCAACTGGTGTAACTAGGATCAAACGATCTGGTAAATATGTGGCGCGTATAGGGTCAGGACAGACTTACCGACACCTCGGCACTTTCGATACCTTTGATGAGGCATTACTGGTCAGGAAGAATGCTGAGTCTATCCACGGGTATCACCCGAATCATGGAGAGCGTCCGTCATGGGAAAAGTAAAAAGGAAGGGTTGCTTTGAATACGATCTTGAATGGCATCAGAACGGATCATCACTCGTTGTCCCCAAGGTGGCCGAGCAGGTATTGGTGCATGGCGCACCACTGGCTGACACGGTACGTAACTGGCCCGACAAGATGGACTTCATGTCTCGTGTCAAGGTGCCGCGCAACAGCAAGTTGATGTTGGTTGATGAACACGGTGATCGCCAGCTTGAGAACACCCAACGCTACTACGTTTCGACAGGGGGTGGCCGACTGGTCAAGGTGATGCCACCACTAGCGAAGAAGCCTGACGAGTGGAGAAGGATCGGTGTCGAGAGCGGCTGGACAGTCTGTCCCTGCAACGACATCAACGATGCAATATTGCCTATCAACTATGACTATTACATAAATGAGGTTGAGAAACTATGCTTGAGCGTGATATAGAGAAAGCAGTCAAAGCCTACGCTGAGTCGAAGGGATGGCTCACCCGCAAATGGACTTCGCCGGGACATGCCTTCGTCCCTGACCAGATATTCATCCGGTCTGATGGACTGATCGTGTTCATCGAGTTCAAGAAGGGAGGGTGTCGGGCTACAGCAGGACAGGTACGTGAGCATACGCGGTTGCGTGAGCATGGGTGCCTGGTCTATGTGATCGACAGTGTGGAAGCGGGGAAGGCGTTGGTGGATCATTATGCTAACCCCTGACAAGCTCCACGGTTACCAGCAGAAGGCTGTCAATTTCCAATGCACTCACCCCTACTCTGCCCTCTGGCTCGACATGGGACTTGGCAAGACCGCCATAACTCTCACTACCATTGCGCATCTGCTCAATACGGGCTTCCTGACCGGCGTGGTGATCGTGGCACCGATCCGCGTGTGTCGACTCGTATGGCGCCAAGAGGCGCTGAAGTGGCAGCATACCAAGCATCTCAAGTTCAGCATGGTCACAGGCACCAAGGATCAGCGTACTCGCGCCCTGCTCCAGAAGGCAGACATCTACCTCATCAACTATGAGAATCTCGGGTGGGTATCGGAAACACTTCAGACCTACTTCATTGCCAAAGATAGACCTCTCCCGTTCGATGGGATCGTCTATGACGAGATCAGCAAGTGCAAGAACAGCAGCACCAACCGGGTCAAGGCACTCAAGAAGGTATTGCCTCATTTCAAGTGGCGCACGGGACTGACGGGTACTCCCGCATCCAATGGTTACCAAGACCTGCATGGACAGTACCTGGTACTTGACCAAGGAGAACGTCTAGGAACCTCCAAGACCGCGTTCAAGACCAAGTTCTATCGCAAGGAAGGACAGTACAAGGAGGTTCCTTACGCTGACACCGAGGAACAGATCAAGCACCTCATTGGTGACATCACCCTTGAGATGTCAGCCGAGGATTACAACCCTCTACCTGACATGATCGTGAATGATGTGGAGGTGGAGCTACCGGACGACCTACGTAAGATGTACGACCAGATGGAGAAGGACTTCTTCATCGCCCTTGACAACGGTACCGAGATCGAGATGTTCAATCAGGCATCCTTGACCAACAAGTGCCTTCAGTTCAGCAATGGTGCAATGTATCCGATCCCCGGTATGCCGTTGTGGGAACCTATCCATGACATCAAGCTGGATGCACTTGAGGACATCATCGAAGAGTCTGCTGGTCAGCCGATCCTTTGTTCGTATGCTTATCGCTCAGACGCCGAGCGGATTATGAAGCGGTTCCATGAGATACGTCCGATCAACCTGACCGACTGTAAGAGTGAGCGATCCCTGACTGATGCCATGATGAGGTGGCGTTCAGGCGATTGTCAGTTGATGATCGGTCACCCTGCCAGCATGGGACACGGTGTCGATGGTCTGCAACAGATGGGTCATACGCTTGTATGGTTCGGCCTCAACTGGAGCCTTGATCTTTACGAACAGTTCAATGCCCGTATCCGTCGTCAGGGTCAGGGTGTCCCTGTCATCTGCCATCGTATTCTATGTCGGGATACTCTTGACCAGGCTCAATCGATGGCGCTGAACGATAAGGCGGACACACAAAACTCGTTGAGAAACGCGATCAAGTCTTATAGGTCAATGAAAGAAAAACCTTGACGAACAGAAAATCTCTGATTATGATGCACTCACGTTGAACAAAAGGAGAACAAACGTGGAACAAATAATCATGGATGCAATGCTCACTGAATGGTCAGTTCTCAATCGTGATATGCACACATTGCGTGAGGATCAGATCAAGGCACTACTTGACCAGGAGTGTCGCACAGGAAAGCGCAAGGTGTTTATTGAACGTCTGCATCAGCGTTACTCGAAACTGCGTACTGCTCGTGAGCGTCTTGAACTTTTGGAGAGCATCAAATGAGCATTTCAATGAAAGAAGTCCATATCCTGATTCAGGAATCGGCACTCGACGCCATGCGCGACCGCGCTGCCCGGATGCACCGTGAGATGAACCGGCTGCGTGAGGAACTGCAAACCCTTGAGGACGACATCGAGGACAAGAAGGAACTGATTACCGGTCTGCGTGACAAGTGGCTGCTCGGAGGTGTGGTATGAAATCCATCTACCCGACCTTCCTCAAGTTCTGCATCTGGATGCAGCAGATGGAGTACGACATCGGCGCAGCGACAGGCATGAATCACCGCTACCTTGCCGCGCTACGGGCCAGCATCAAGGACTTTGAACGTGATCTGCGTGTATCGGAGTTGAATCATGGCTAAGCCATGCTGGGTATTGTTCTTTGTAGCTATCGGTAGTACGTCGGTTATGTGTCTAAAGCCCAAGTCAATGAAGTCTTGCCCCGGTGAAGTCATCAGCAGCGAGATTCGCCCAGATGGTACGGTCACTTGCACGTACATGGCGACGCCGACGGCGCGAAAGACAGTAACGAAGAAACTGTAACGATCAACGGGGGCGCTTTCTGAAAGGAGAGTCGGTAGCGGGAACTACCCGCCCCCACCCATCAATGCCAGCCGGAGTCCTTCAACTTACTTGAGAAAGGGTGAATTGAATGAACTACGAAAACCGGCTGGCACCCAATAAGGAGAAGTGAAGATGATTGGCTGTGTTGTCCCCATATCTGGTGGTAAAGATAGTCAGGCATGTCTGAAGCTGGCGCTTATCCGCTTTGGTCGCACTGAGGTTCGTGGCCTGTTTTGCGATACGCAGTTTGAGCATCCATTGACATATACCCACGTTGATGCGATTCGTGACCTATATGGGGTTCGTATTGACGTTGTATCTGATGGCGATGTAGGTACGCGCTGCCTTCGCTATGGCCGCTTCCCCAGTGGCACAGCAAGGTTCTGCACTGATGATCTGAAGATCAAGCCAACGAAAAGGTATCTGGAGAATTTAGCCGCAAAACAGGGTAAAGGTTTTGAAGTCTGGTACGGGATGCGCTCTGCCGAAAGTAACGACAGGGCTAAACGATACGAAGGAAAAACCTCATCTGACCTATACCCACTACATGAAATCTTGCCAAAGAAGTACCCAAAGCACTTAGCAACTATGGGGGTTATGTGCCGACTTCCGATCCTTGATTGGCAAACATGGCAGGTTATGCAGCTTCTCGACGGTGAGCAGAACCCGCTCTATGCAAAAGGGTTTGACCGTGTTGGTTGCTTCCCATGCTTGGCAAGTGGTGACGCACCGAAGGAACGAGCGTTTGGGTTTGATGAAACAGGCAAACAGCACTACGAACTAGTGCGGTCAATAGAAAATAGAACAGGTAAATCAATATGGACATCAAAGGGTGGAGCAGCGCGAAACAATCCAGACCAAATGTGCGCGATATGCCAATCGTGAAAAGGAAATGAAAGTGATAAGCGACGAAGAAATCATCGAGATGGCGAATCTGGCCGGATGCACCAGAGGTTCAACGCTAAATATCATCGCCTTCGCTCGCCTCGTGGCCGAGAAGCAGAGGGGGATGGATGCGGGGATTTGTGACAGATTCCATGAGCGTCAGATGGTTCCGGCTGAATGCGCCGCAGCGATCAGGAGTCAGAAATGAAAACCGTCGGCATTATTACCGCCACGTTATTGCTGACAGCGTGCGGAACAGAGCACGCGTGTATCGAAGGGCGGGTGGCCTACAAATATCAGAATATGTGGATCACTCCTGATGGGGCTTATAGGTGCGAGGTGAGCAAATGAAGGCCTACATCGTATCGGAGGAAGTCTTGCGGCAGGTGTTGAACAAATTGTCTATGTGCTGGAGTGACTGCGACGAGATGGATGCACTCCGCACCATCCTCGCCAAAGAGCCGAATGAGCCGGCGGCTTGGGTATGCCTATTTCAACGGGTAATACAAGATGAGTTTCTATTCAACACAGAGAGTGAGGCTACTAAATACATGCGTCAGTACTCCCCTGAAGATCAGCAGGAAATGGAAGTGCAACCACTCTACCAAAAGGATTTGTGATGACAATCATTCAAGAACTAATTGAAATCATCGAACGAAAAAACTCATGGGGTAAGAACGAAATACTGAAAGAACTGCTTGGACTACTCGCGAGGCATTACAAATGACCACCCTGAACGAGTTGGAAGCGCTGGCGAAAGCGGCAACGCCGTATTGGGATGGCCCTATCAATGCTCCAGTGCAAGAATTCATTGATGCCGCCACCCCCGAAACCATCCTGCGCTTGATCGAGTTGGTGAAGGAGATGGGAGAGGCGTTGGAGCAATTCGCAAATGTTGAACTTAGTGATGATAACTGCGCATCTTATGAAGTGGCAAACAAGCGAATCAGGAACATAGCAAACGCAGCACTCGCCAAGTACAAGGGGGTGGATGGAATGAGCGGACTAGATAGCGGGTATGCAGGGTGCCAGTACAGCGTAGGTCACGCACAGGCGCTTGAGGCAGAGAATAAATACCTGCGCCAGCAACTTGATACACACAAAGGCATCGCAGCTATCGCTGAAGAGTACGGCATTGATGGGTTTGTTGAGATAGAAGCATTGCGCCAGCGGGTGAAGGAGTTAAATGAACTCTTATGCACCATCCACCGCGATGGTGGGCAGTACATCCAAGAACATGGGCAAGCCAAAGCCTACGCTGATGCGGTCGAGAAGTTGAACGAGTGGAAGTTTTTACCTGAACAACTCGCCGCCGTGACGAAGGAGCGGGATGAGTACAAGCAAGACTGCAAAGACATGCAAGAGGATTACATCACGTTCAGGAAAGAGTTAGCCGCCAGCCAGCACTACGCCCAGCAGTTGCGGGAGGCGCTACACGTTTGCGCTGAGTCAATCCGCCATCGCTTTGGGAAATGCCACGAACTTAGCAAGGCGGATACCGCGCTAACCCTCCCCTGCGACACCTCGGAGCTGGATGCGCTGGTGAAGGATGCTGAGCGGTATAACACAGCGCGAGCAGCTTTCACGAATGACGGGATAACGCTCAAAAACGGCGACTATCTGGCCGACATTCTGCTCGAACAAGGCACACCGGAAAAATTTGACGCAGCCATCGACGAGGCAATGAAATGAACTACACCGTACCACACCACCCCTGCACCCCGGACTGGCCCATCGCCATGATGCTGTTCGCGCTGGCTGGCAAGCCAACACCACAGCCCAAGTGCAAATACTGCTCGGGCATTATCGTGACCAAGCGGGCGTCGAAGTATTGCTCGGCAGACTGCCGCAATGCCGACGGCAAGGAGAAGGACCGCATCAACGCGAAGAAGGCACGGGCAGAGAAGAAGTCTGGCGCACCCAAGCCCCGACCCGAGGTAGCCTGCCAGCTTTGCGGTAAGATGTTCGCCCCCACCAACAACACGTCGAAGTGGTGCTCGATTGAGTGCCGTGGGACTGCCGACTCAATCAGAAAGCGAGCCTATCGTGCCTCCCGTGCATGACCATGAAGTACATGATGCCGTCAAGAGCAGCAAGGCCAAGCCCTATGGGTGCAGCAACGGTAATGCGCCGTCAGGGGGCTACTACGTCAAGGCTCGGCAGTACCGGGCAGACGGCACCTACTATATGTACGACCACTTCATCTCGCATGTCTTGAGTACCCATTGCAGGTACGACAAGCGCCCCACGGACCCCCGGTGTGGCGAGTGCGAGTTACACTCTGACGTTGAATACTTGAAAGGGTATGGACTGTGAAATCAGACGGAAGCACCGCCAGCTATTACGAGTTGCCCGAGGGGGCGACAGAGTTGCAGCACCTCATCAGCTACCGCAACATGAATGCCCAGGACGGGGAGATGTTCCGCGCCCTATACCGCAAAGGCCTGGCTGACCACAGCGACGCATTGCGTGATGCCAAGAAGGTGCTGTTCTACGCCAAGGCAGAGGTAGATCGGCTGGAGAAGTACGGAGCTACCTAGCCACTCCCTTATGCTTCTCAAACGACCTGGCTCCCGCAAGGCCCAACATACCAAGCAACACTTGCAGAGTCAGGTCGGTGTCAATCTGCGGGAACGCGCCAGTGTAGTCAAACCCGACTACAGCGACGAATCGCAGGATCGGCTCCACGATGGCTACATACCCCAAGGCAAAGCCGCACAGCCACCCGGTAGCCGGTCTCCAGCCTGCCACAAAGACACTGGCAGACTTGGCCTCTTCCTTGTTAATCTCCAACTGACCAAGCAGCGCGTCCAGTTCGCCCTTCGCCTGCATGGAGAGCAGTTCAGCCTTGGCCTTGTTCGCCGCCTCAGTGTCGGGCAGAACCTTGTCGAGAATGGAGGTTACTGCGGGGATCAATAGTTGCCACATTCTTCATCTCCTTCAGGCTCATCATCGGGGTGCGGAGGCACCCGACTCAACTTGACCTTCTGCTGCGACCTGCGGTAGGCGAGGATCATCTCCGTAGCATCCCGCATCTCGCTCGGAAAGGATGCGCCGCTGTTCAGCCTCAAGCCGCTGATATGCTCGGACAACAAGCCAGAACTCAAACGCCCCACCGATGACGACGATGAGGAAGAAGCCGATGACTGTGAGTGATATTTCATTCACGCTACCCCCTCGACGTAGGACACACCGCCGCCCTTCTTGAAGATGGCCGTCATCACGCGCATCTTGGGAATCTGGTCAGCAGGGGGGAAGGCGATATGTACCCAAGCCCCCTCATGGATTAGTTGGTCGAAGCCAATGTGTTCCTTGTTGTCCCGCAGATGGACGCAAATCTCTCGCGGCGTGCCGAACGTGGGACAGGTAAAGTCAGCGGCCAGCCCAAACATGTGCGCCGAGGTCTTGCTACCACCGACACCGGCATTGACCTTGGGGGCGCGGTAGCCGCTGTTGATGTAGATCATGTTGTTGCCAAGGAGTACGCGGACCCGTTCCAGTCCCGCTGCCAGCGTGTGCAGGTTGTCGAGGATGTCCGCCTCGTTGGGGCTGTTGTCCAGCCCGTGCCGAATGGCGTAGTCGGATTGCGTGAGTTCAGCAAGGGAGAAGTGCGCCGAGAGATTCATTTCTGTGGCCCGTGTAGAAATGCTGTCCAGAGTTGAAACGCCACCCACCCCGCCAAGCCAAGCAGCCCATACTTGGCGAGTTCTTTCTTCATCGTCTGCCAGAACTCGGCTTTCGCTGCGGCTTCCTTCACCCATTCCTCATGCGCTCTGCGATGCCCGTTAGGGTCTTGCTCAGGGAAGGCATCGAACAACAACTCGGCACGGCCCATGAACGCAGTAATTGAATCTACCAAGTGACGATGGCGTTCTTCCGACTGTTCAGCATTGTGCTGAAGGTCGCTGCGAATCGCCGCCAACTGCCTATCCACTTTGTCTGAATGGTTTTCCAAGCGCTCGTCAATATGGTTGAGAATGTGAATGGGGATGGCCCGACGTTCAATCGGCTTACCATCAGGGGTTGTCGGCCACTCGTCGGACATTCAGGCTCTCCAACCAGATGAGAGTTTCAGTAGGATCAGGCGGAGCGCCATAGGGGATGAACGGTGTGCGATACCCGTGGAACCATATATCATCGTTGATAGCCTCAGCACAGTGCGTACCCCACCAGTTGATCCCAAGCAGTTGCAGAATTGGGTACAGTATAACGTCCATCGTGCCGTATTTGCGCTTGCCGATCATCATTTCTAGGTACTCTTCAGGCACATCCACCGGGGAGTCGAACACCCGCACATCCCTGTTGTCGTAGTGGTCCCGAGGTATCTTGCGGAAGTTCCAGTTCATGTCGTACATGGCGTTATCTGTCAGCCACGCGACATGGTATGGATAGGCCGGATGCGCCGGCTTGCCCAAGATCATCCGCCCCAGCGCCTGTAACTTGGCACTGAAGCGGTCAGGATCACAAATTACCGCTATCTGCGTTGGCACTGTACCGCTCCGGCCAGCCTTCGTTGATCGGCGTATCGTCCTGCTGCTTGGCTTGGCAGATGGCGAAGATGGTGGCTTCACGCGCAAGCTGGGCCGCAAACAGTTCTGTTGCCAGTGCCGGCGTCATGGTGACGAACGAACCATCCATCGTTTTCCATTGCAGGTTGTCCGGCAGAGACATGCCGGCCATCGTCAGGGCCATCTGCTGCTGCTTGGATTTGACATCGGTGTGGAACCACTTGCCACCCACCAGACAGCCGCCGTTCTCGGTGAGGTCATCCCTTATTTGCTTCAGCTTGGCAGTGCGGAGTTGTGCCAGTTGCTCGGCTGACTTCTTCGTGAAAACAACATACGGCGGCATCCGATCACCTGTTTCGGTGCGGTAGTAGGTTTCATCCGAGTAATCAGCCGGAGGTGTGGGGTCAGGGATTTCAATTAGCCCCGCAGTTTCACGAATTGCCGGAGTGTCCAGCCTGCTGAATCCTTTGTACGGCTGGTCGATATTGACCCAAAATTGTGTTTCTTGATCTATGAACATTATTGTTTCTCCTTGAATTGGTTTCAGCGTGCAGTTGCCGGGGCTACGTTCTCGCCGCCGAACGGGGAGGATGCGTAGGCGCTGTATAGGTAGTTGTAGCCACTGGTATTCATGTTTGTGGAGTCGTGTCGCAACTTAACTGACCCCGCATCAATGTCCGTATACAGCGTTGTTGCCTCGGCATTGGTTACGTTTGCATACACACCTTTACCAGCAGGGTTGTATGGGTCACGCGCAGTGTCTAGCACCACCCAATTGCCACCGGCTTGATCGTACAACTTAGCCCTAAACCACCGAGCCTTGAATCCAAGATACGGATTAGGGCCGTCAGCCGAACCATTGCCACTGTATGCCCCAAAAGCCGAATAGCCGGGGATGGCGGCATGGACGTAGGCTACGAAAGTTGATGCCGTACCTGTGTTAGATGCTGTGCCGATGCTGAACACGCTGGACGTTGGGGATGTGTTATTCCATACAGTTGATGCAGTCAGCGCGGCGTTTGTATCGAACGGAATCCATTTCGTCGCGCCAAGGTCTATGTGATAAATGGCCCACGAGGTAGCTGACGCCCCACGATTTTTAACAACCATTTCTGCTGCAACCTTACCCAACCCATGCCCCACCGTAGCGTTAGCGGCAGTACCTGAATAAAGCACAATCGCAAACCCACTCGTCACATTTCGGCTCACCGTACTCGTAATCGTGCCATCGGTATTGGTCTGCCGTGATGCAGTGAGGCCAGCTTTCCAAGCACTGATGACATAGGTGCCATCAGCAAGCGTGGATTTCAGCGTGATGGTTGTTCCGCTGACTCCGATTACGTTGGCATCCGTAGTTTCAGCAGCAGTGCTGTTCGACTTGAGAATCTTGTCGTATCCACGCAGACCATCGACGTTGTACCAATCACCGCTCGCATCGCGCCGCTTGATTTCAAAGTAGGTGTCATAAACCGAAGCATCCCAATCCAGCGTGAAGTTGGTGTTGCCAGACTTCGTGACGGTATAGACGTTGTGATGCTCTTGCGGATTGGTGATTGCTACTGCTGCGCCGTTGCTGGCGCATAGTGCTTTGAATCCTGTGGGAGGTGTGTAGGCGAAGGGGCGTTGGCCGAAGTTGAGTTTTCCCGCATCATTGACTGTATTGTTACCAGCGGCAGCGGTGTAGGTTGAACCTGTTATTCCAGTGTAAGCAACCCCTTGACTAACGCCATTTTTGAAAAACTCAAGAGAGCCAAAATCGGCGTCAAAAGCAATGCCTATAACGTCGCCGGTTGCGTAAGTTGCTCCATACGCGACACCTGATCCATTGTTGTATTTGATTGCGGACCCTGCATAACACCAAGAATTAGAGGTTGCGCCAACATAAGAAGTCGTCGGAGCCAAGTCGATTGCGCAAAGACCAAACGCAGAGGGACTTGGACTTCCGGTGGCCGCATGGCATTCCCAATACCACTTGCCACTACTTACTCCAATAGTTCCCTTTACGATCCCACTTGCAGCGCCCGCGTAGTCAAGGTTCGCAGAAGAAAGAGTGCGGCCTGTTGATATGGCATTCAACACCACATAGTTATTCGTCGGCGTATCAACCATGTGGTCATACGTCACACCAGAGGTAAGCGAGATGTTGTTGCAAGTCCAGTTGTTGCCGTTGCCGCTGCGGTCGTAACCGAGAGTGGTCAGCGAGGTGGCATCATCGAACGGCAGGTAGAAACCGTTGTTGCCGTAAGTGCCGGTGTAGGCTTTGGGAACCCATACACCGTCGGTGTTGAGTTCGCCGAAGTAGGATGGATCGAGTGCTTGACCGTCGATGAAGCGGATTTCTGTAGCGAGGCCGTCAAGGTATGAAGTTCTACGCGCCCCTATTTTATGGACATTACCGCTTACGTTGAACTGTGTATTTGTCCCTGTGGTTGAGATTACTTCAGCACCGTTCAAATACAGTTTTACTGCTGTCCCATTCTGGCTATATACAAGATGGTAGTGAGCGGACGTGTCTCGTAGAAGAATAGACGCTGGTAACGATACCTGAACATCATTCAGCTGAAGTTCCAATCTGTCAGCGGTTATGTTGCCTAAACTAAACGCGGAGTCAGTAGCCGCCTCTACAGAAAATAATGGCTGATGTGAGCCAAGCGCACCGCGCTTAACCCACGTTGATAGCGTGAATGTGTTTTGCGTGGTGGGCGCACCAAACGTCCTACTCAAATAAGCGCTCGCACTCGCCCGAAACCGCAGCGAGTTGTCTATCTGGTAGCCGCCAGCGCTACCCACCATGCCATGCTGAAGCATCGTCATGCCATACTCCCTGCGGTAGCGCAATAGACGTTCGTACCATCACTGAAATAGCTGATGATGTAGGTGCCAGTGGCTGAAATGGTGGCAAGGAAAGTGGTCGTTACTTTCGTTGTAGCCGCAGCAGTGATGGCGTAGTTGGAGCCATTCACCAGCTTGATGAATCCACTCTGACCAGCAGCGATGTTGGTGAAAGTGAGGGTGCCGCCAGCAGTGGGAGTGCAAGTGAAGTTGTTGGTGGCGGAGAGGTCGAAAGAGAGGTCATTGTCCGTGGTGACTGTGCCTCGTTGCGGCAGAGTGAAGGTTTGGGCTACGTCTGTTTTGGCTATCTGTGCATCCGCAGGTTCAGCCCCAATGTCACTCAGGACTTCAGCCGGAGTGCGGAACTCCATCGTATCCTCGGCTGCATTCAGTCGCACATAGTTGAGCGCTTCGCCAGTCAGGGGTCCATACGCAGGGATGGTGGCAGCAGCCGCTTCAGCAGCCAGTCGCGCTGCTTCTGCCAGCCCTGCTTCCGTGGTGGCGATGCCGGCTTGCGTGGCGGCTGTGGATGCACTTACCGCAGCAGCGTTTGCTTGCGTGGTTGCGCTGGTGACGATCAGGTTGAAGTCGTCTGTCGAGTTCTCCAGCGCGTCTTCGGTTGCATTCCATAGAAGTGCCTTACCTGCACTCGGGATAGGTAACGTCAGATCGGAAACAGTGGATGTCGGAGGTAGAACAATAGTCCGATCCAACTGCTCCTGCTGCTGCTGAACAATCATGGTCAGCTTATCAAGCGCATCCTCATGGGACTCGGCGGGGAACGGATCGTTCTCAACATAGTCGGTTTCCTGCGTCAGCGGGACTGCCCGTAGGAAGATGACATTCGCTGTGCCCGTAGCCGGCGCAGTGGTGAATATGATGTCACCACCCCCTGACACGCCGACATCGGTGACCGTGTAGCCAGTGGTGATGGTTTGCAGGACATCATCGACATAGACTGCGATGTGATCCTGATCGAGAATGCGGAACGTGTAGGCAAAGGTATCAGTCGAACCGTTACCGTTATACTCGTTGCGAGAAGTTGTGCTGGATACGGTCATCTCTGACTCCTTTACTGTGCCACTATGTTACCAAAATTCGGAGTACGAGTCTCGTCCCCCATGCCCATCCAGTAGTCTTGTCCGTAGTTTTTCATCGCCCGCTGCTTGGCGCGATCTTTGTACCCCGGACTTGCCATTTCCTGAAGGTCATCAAGTAATACGTTGTGCAGGAATCCTTTGATGAACCATAGGTTCTGTCCAGGTATGATCCCTTTGACTGACTCATAAGCGTACTTGTTGAACTCTTTGATGTGCTTCTCATCCTGAGTGGCAAGAGCAGCAACGCCAGTGCCAACGGCAGGGAATACCGATCCTGCAACGTACCCACCAACAGGACCGAGCAGACTGGTCCCTTGACGTAAAGGGTTCTCAGCGCCGCCCCTGAAAGCATCCGCTACATCGCCGAAGAAACCTAGACCACCACCCTTTGCCATTGCTTTCCAACCAAAATCCATAGCGACTTTCGGATCGTTGGAGTCCCATATTTTACGAGGGTCTTTGCCGCTGGCGATGTCCCCTAGTACAAGCGACATGCCACCAAGGATTGAAGTGACCCCGAGCAACTTGGCGCGGAACACCCACGGGTTGCCACCGGCAGCAGCAAAGTTGGCACGTTCGATCAGCATCTGCCGAGTGAATGCCATCGGGAAGGACTTGAATTGCGTGAGGGTCTTTCCGATTTCCCCCATGATGTCACCACGGGAAGTGCTACCTGTAAGGGTAGCCTGACTCAGCGCACCCGGTTGTAGTACCGCCTGATGCGACTGCTCCACCGTGAAGGTGACAAGTTTAAGCGCGGCTTCCTGACGAGCGATCTCGGCATCTTTCAGAGTACGAAGCCCCATCAGATTGCGTATCTCACTGGTAGGAATCCCCTCGATCGCATCAGGCCCAAGAATCTTGCTGCCTTTGAACTCAGTAGGCTTTGCCAGTTTCCAGATAGCGAAGTCCTTATCGTTGATGCCGAGCGATTCAAACACGGCACGGTCAGCAGCGGGGAGAGCAGACCAGTCAGCATACTTGGCAGTCATGTCTCCGAGTTTAGCTTCCAACATGACACCAAACCCTTGCCGCCATATCTTCGTCCAGAGGTTCGCCCCTTGGATGGTCGGGATAGCCGATGCAGCCTTCCCAAAGAACCCCGTGGTCGAAGCATCAGCAGCGAAACGGGAGATGCTGTTCAGCGCTGACTCCAGTCCAAGGCCATGCAGCCTTGCCATCTCACGAGCATCAGCGTCTGATCCCATACGACCAACCCACTCCAGTAGTTCCGAGGTGGGTATGTTCAACGAGCGCGTAACGGCCATAGCTGTGCCAGCGTCAGCCATCTGAGAGAGCAACATGGAACCGAGGCGGGAAGCAACCATCGCTGCCCGTGCCTCACCAAACCAATGTGCAACTGCAACGCTCTTGGTGGATTTCTGACCACTGATGTTTTTGAATGCGTCTTCCAGAATGCGGTCAGTCTTACCCGCAGTAGCGGTCACCGCTGCGGAATATGATTTGTTGAATTCATGGATCGCGTTGGGGCCAAACTTCTCAACTAGCGCAATGTCACCCGCCATTGATTCAAAACTGCCACGAATCTGATCGTCGAGATTACCGCCACCATACTTCTCCATCGACGCCATGTATGCCTCGGGGGACTTGTAATGAATCTGGCGATGCGCCTTCATCCTGTTGGCAACCGAGGACGCGCCACCACCTTCACCTGGCGGCTTGTTCGCACCATCAGTCTTGAGAGTGACAAAGGCTTCCTGAAGAAACTTCTTCAATTGGTCATCCGACATCGGAGTACCATCAGTGTTTATGTACTCGCTGCGATCTACCCACTGCATCATGTCATGGACGAACACCTCACCCTGTTTGCCCCCCGCCCGTGACACCTTGTAGGCGTCCATTGCCTGCGGGTTACGATAGTTAGCAAGGGGAGCAATGTCACCGCCTTTACGGTTGAAGTGGTCGATCATCTGCTTACGGGCAGAATCCACTTCTTGCCACGCCTTCTTAGCCAATGGGTTGCCACTATCAATACCAAAGGACTCCTTCACATAGTCCATCGAGTTCTTCGCGCTAGTCTGGATACCGGCAAACGAGGACTCTTCCATCAATTGAAAGAACGACTGAATCTTGCCAAGGTAGGTGTGGGCAATCCCGTTGGCGTATGACTCCATGCTCTGCACCCCACCACGCCCATCGGCAACGTGCATGGTGTAGCGACGCAGGGCTTCCATCGGATCAAGACCAGACGCGGTCATCGCATCGAGTGCGGCTTGCTTCTTGGCGCTGGCAATTACTGTGAGTTCTGCACGTTGGCGTTTCTTGATGGCAGCATGAACGGCATCATTGACCACCATCTCACCGGCTTTGGTTAGCTGCTCATCAATGGTCATCTGTCGATAAGCGTTCAGATCAGCCTTGGCAAGTTGCTTTCTGGCTTCGTAAATCTTACCTTCAATACCACGAAGTTCAGCAGCAGTCAGCGTCTTTCCGATCTGCTGTGCCGCCATCTGGACTGCTTTGACGCATTCTGCTCTCATTCACCAACTCCAATCGCACAAGCAACTGCCACTTTGAACAGAGATGCTTCACGCTTCTCCTGTTGGTATTTTACTTCAGCATCGTCCAGTATCTGACGGGCATCAACAGGGGTGCCATCTTCGCCAGCCACTTTTAGGTTCGGGTCAGCCTCGACGATTGCCATTGCGTCGTTGCGGGTGAATTGGTCCGGTGAAACTTCGGCATCGGGAGGGGGAGCCTTGAGCGCTGCACCATCTTCCAATGGTTTCGGTGCAGGAGTCACTGCATCATCCGCCGCCTTGAATGCAGCCGCAATTGTGGCGATGTCGGACTCCACGTTACGCAACCCTGTACCACCTTCCTGCACCATCAGATCATCAATGGCACGGGCAGCTTGAGCAGTGATTACACCGATCTGTTCATTGGGTACGGTGTCGTCCATCACCCCCGCTGGCACCTCGATGTCGCTAAGTGGGCGACCTTCCATGATTTGCTGGCTCACATCATCAGCCACCATACGCTGCCGGTCAATGCCATCCAGCGTGGCCTGTAACGCCGGATCACGGGTCTGTTCTACGACAACGCGGTTTGCATCTAGCGCATCATCCACCTGAGCAACATTCGGCTTACCGTAAGCACGCAAGGCCCGAGCACCAAGGGGGAATGCTGCGCCGAGAACTGCGTCAATTGCCATCGCAGTACCATCAAGCGTCTTGTAGTGTTGTGCAATCTCAGGATACTTGTCCTCAAGGATTGCACCTGACCCGCCGCGTTCAGCGATACCAAGACCGACGTTGATACCAACACCCGATGCGATTTGCTTGGCGAGCGTACCACCAATGAACGGCGGAAGCGCAGCCCCCGCGCCCATTACTACCCCCGTGACTCCAGCAACCTTTGCGGCAGTGGTTTCATCAACACCTTGGTCAATGAGTTCCTTGTACTTGTCGAACCCTGACAGACCGCCGATTGCAGCTACCGCACCAGCAGGGCCGGCTGCTAGACCACCCATTGTCCCCATTGTCAAGACAGAGCCGAGAGCATGGCCGATCTGCCCCACTACGCCAACTGTGCGCGGGTCAGTACGGGTGTCCTTCATCGACTGAGCAGCAAGCCGACGCTGCTCATCCCACCACGATGCCATCGAGTCGGGGGTGATCTCCTTGAGGATCGGCGTGAAGGACTCTGCTGCCGCACTCGCGGCTACATCAAGACCATGCTTGACGCCGATGACCGGAGCAGTCATCGCACCCGATAACACTCCCGGCTGCTCGTCAAGCATCGGGACAATAGGCGCGATCTGTGCGGCTTCCTTGGCGTAGAGTTCTCCGAGTTCAATCATTGCTGATTTACCACCCCTTGCCAATTCATCGAAAACATCTTCCCGAGGTCTTTGTTCGCTTGGGTATAGAAGCCACCGCCCTTACTTGCCGCCTTCTCTTCAAAACTCATTTGCTCATAGGGTTTCGGAATACCTCGCCCCTCATTAGAGTAGGCACCATAACTCTGAAGGTCGAACGGTTCGCCAGTTGCCACACCTCCTAACACCAACTGGTACTTACCACCAGTCATCATCACCGAGTAGGTGCCGCGCTCCTTGCCAAACTTGGTACGAACGGTCATGTCCATACGTTCTTGGAACTGATCGTCTGGCATCCCGTAGGGACGCAGGATAGAGTACGCGCCGATCTTTGATACGGGTAGGATCGCCTCAACAGACTTTTTGAATTCAATTTGGTTGGCCGTGCTATCCGGTCCCGACAAGTCCATTACAGCAAAACTATTCTTACGAATTGACGCGCCGATGTAGTGCGCCATTGCTGCCTCGACCATTGCTTCCTTTTGCGCTTCTGGTACGCCAAGCAGACCTTCCATCTGCTTCGCTGTCAGTCGGTAGGCATCTCCCGCATTCGGTAGCCCTGCGGCCTTGAATCCACGCTCCTGCTCGTTGCCACCACCCTTGAGGTGACGGGTCATCGCGTTTCGCCCGACGATGATGTTCTCTGCATCCATGTCGCGGGTGTCACCACCATACTGACTGGAGGCGACGATGCCTGCTGCCATCAGCGCCTTGTCACCGTTCGCCATCTGGTTAATCATGGCGCGGAACTTCTCGGGCGGCAATGCACCCCGCACAGTACCGATCCACTCGGCCTGCTGACGAGTATCCATTTGGTCGAAAGACTGACGCAGGAAGCCTGCTTCACCCTTTGTAAGTAACTTGTACTCTTGATTGTAGGACTTGGCAATCGCTGTAGCTTGCGGATCGCGGACAATCAGAGACTCGGACAATTTCTGCGGGTCAGCGGTTTGAATCGGCTGGATCGGATTGTCGTTAGAGAAACCTGTACTCGTGGCGAAAGATATGGGGTCTTCGCGGCGAAGTTTGTTTGACTGGTCTAGCAGTTTCACAGCATTGCGGTACAACTCATGCTGATAGCTGAACACCCCCGGCACCTCGGATTGCTGCGGCTCCAGCTTTTTCAACATTGCTGCCTGCATACCCTCTGGAGCATTGGCGATGTTCTGTACTTCCTCGCCAGCCTTGACCATTGAGTTGTACGCCTGCCACTTTAGTCTATCACCACCGAAAGCTGCTTCAGGAAGCATAGGGCTTTTGAGTTTGCCACCATACATAGCCAACTCTGCTTCGTGATCCTTGACGGTACGCGCCAATGCCTGATCTGCAACAGCGCGTTCCTGACGATGAATGGTCATCGCTTCACGCAAGAACTGGTCTTTTGCTTCTGGTGACATATCCGCGTACCACGCGGGCAGTTTGGATTCATCAACCGATAACGGTTGCTCCTGCTGTTGCGTGACAGTACCGGCCTCGGTAAGCGAAGCATCAACCCGATTCATCCAAGATTTTTCATACTTGGAAAATGCAGCAGGGTCAGCCTGAATCAAGCGGGTATATTCCGATTTCCGCATGTCGGCTAATTGCTCTGGTGTCGCACCATTTTTGGCAGCATTCACCAGTTGTTGAGCAAACTCTGCACGGTGATTCACAACACCATCGAACACAACGGGGATAGCCGCAGGCGCAACAGAGTCCAGTCCATACTTATCCCAATAGTTGTTCTTGTAAATCTGTGCCGCCTGATCCTCGGTCAATCCCTTCACTTGGTCAGAGGTGAGTCCGTTCGCTTGCCCATTGATTCCGAACTTGGTTGCACCACGCTTACCATCCTCGGCAACATACCCCCCTTCACGTTTGAAAATGGAAGGTATGACTGACTGAAACGTATTCTGCGATGTGACGGACTCTCCACCTTGTATGCTGCCGACAAGGAAGCCACGGTTTGCAGGATTCTTCAACCAACCTTTACCGGCGTTCTTTGCGATGTTCTCAAGGTAATCCCGATCCAATGTCTCTTTGCGCGGGTCGTTCTTCAAAATAGAGAATGCTGTGCCGACATTGTTCTGACTGTCGAACTGGTACGAACCCTTCACCATATCGTACAACTGCGGGTTCATATAGACCGTATTTGCATCCGCTGCTTTGCGGTTGCCAACATCTTCAATAGCCTTGCGCCCTGCCATAGCACTTTGGTATTGCAGACCTTGGGCGAAGAATCCCGTAGTCATCGTGGTGCCGTGCATCTTGACGTATTTCTTAGCAGCTTGAGTCGTGTAACCTTCGGCCATCTGACCGAAGTAATCCTGCATCTCGGTACGGATGGTGGGGGCGAATGAGGTGTCACCAGGAGCCATCTGCTTCTCGCGCTCCATGTAGTTCTGCGTCCATGTCTGCCGCGCTTCAGCCATCTTGATCTGCGCGTCATCCACCTCTTTGCGCTCCTGCTCCTGCTTGATGTAGCTCCCAACGCTGACCATCGTTTCACCGAAGTTCTGCATCTCACGACCGAAACCGAAGTCCTCGGCAGATGCCCGACGACCACCGACTTCCCCGCTTACGGAGGTTTGCTGCGTGTATTCGCGGATTCGTGCCATTAGCCTGTCCTTCTCATTTCCCAATCATTCCATTCGTCCGGGTTATTCCCACGGACAGATGCCTCAGTAACTCCGGCGTCTGACCCCATGAATGCACCAGTCTTGGCAGCGCCCATCAGCAATGCGCTACCAGCGTTAAAGTAGCTGCCCGTTACCGCAGCATCTCCCCGCATCAGTTCCAAACCAGCAGTTGCCTCATACCCTTGCGCCTTGAGTGCACCACCATACAGGATATTTTGACGATCAAGTTCCGCCATAGATGCAGACTGCTCCAGCACATCTAGCGGAGAACCTTCAAGACTGACACCCGATGCACCATAGCCTGCACGCATGGAGCCTATCTGCAAACGTGCCTTACGTTGTTGGGCAGCAGCGTTGGCATCCGCTTGCTGTCTTGCTGCTATGGCATTGTTGTTAGCTACTGCTGCGTTGTAGTCAGCCGCACTCTTGGCTTGCTGACCTTGACTCAGCGCACCAACAACAGATACAGCAGTTCCAATTGCTTGGAACATTGCCGCGTTTGACGCTACCCAGGCTGCCGCTGCTGCCATAACTTCACCTCACCATAGCGTAGAGCGCACAATCTCGCCCATCAGGGGTGAATGATCGACGGCGCTCACATTCCAGTTCAAAACCGAGCATCCTTGCCCACCGATGCGCCTGGGGGAACTCGCAATCCACATCCATCTCTATCCTGCGAAACTGTGACATATCCAGAAACGCTTTCACAGCACGGGTTACACCACGCATTCTACGCCCAACGTGCTGAGAAATATACGCCCATGCCGCTGCTCTACCGGGGGCCACCTCAATCACACCTGCACA